TGTCTACTTATGTTTGTGCTTCTTGTTGATTTTCTCCATTTCCTCGTTTTCTTTGGCGATACGTTCGAGTTGCTCCAGAATGACATGGAATGTCTGCCCGTTCACCTTCTCTTCGTCCAGCCCAATATATTTCTGCATCGTGGCCGTAATGCTTACATACAGTTCCAGGGGGTTGGGTGGCCGCTTTTTCTTTTTGCCACCATCGCCCGACTTGAAACAGCGGGGGTATCGCTGTTGCAAATAGTGCATCATTCCACCCCACCATATCAAGACGACCTGCCACTGCACTTCGCCAATCTTGCGCAACAGTTTCTGGTGTCGCTCGCAATGAAAAAGGATGCTCAGGAAAGCGCTTCTCGTTGCGAGCATTTGCCGCTGAATATCCGCTACCTGCTGCACATCGTGTACCGATTGCATGACTTTCATCAATGTGTTCTGCTGATTCACGTATAGCGACATATAGTCCTGCATGTGCCGATACTGCTGCCATGTGAAATCCTGCATCAGTTCGGATGGGGCGAAATATTTCTTTTTGAGGAAAGGGAAGTGGCGTTGCCAACGCCACACGCACAACAACCGCTTATACGGAAACACCAGCAAGGATTGTTTCTCGTCGTCGATCCATTTCAGGTTTTGTTCGATGAAGGAAAGCACCTGCCAGGAGTAAAGTCCGAAGACTGTATTCGCATTGTGCCGCTTGCCTGATGCCTGCTGGCAAAGAAACAACATGTCGCCGTCTCTCTCCTCCGATGAGATAATTTCGGTATTCGTCAAAAGAAAGAAAATCTCCGTCTTCACCTGCTGCCAGTCGAAGGGGTGGAACCTGTCTGCCGTGGCCGTGTGCTTGATTATACAGGCGGCAATGGTTTCCAACTGCTCCGTAGTGCATTGGTTCCACGAGCGGGGAAGTTTCAGATCAACACGTTTCGGTTTTTCAGGCATGTCAGTTCAGGGCCGGGGTGACAAACATAGATGCGTCGCGTCGGTTGTTCTCAAACTTTGGTACTTCCGGCTCAGGCAGCACCTCTGGCTCCGGGTCGACATACAACGGTGAGGTCTTCAGTGCCTCATACAAATTGCCGATATTTTTATATGATTCCTGGTGCAACTGTATATAGTCGAGCACCGCCTGCAGCATCCTCACCGCTTCGTCGTGCGCCTTCTGCCGGCGCAGCTTGTCAGTATTGATGATTAACGTGCGCTCCTCCAGCATCACCGCCAGCACCTTGCGCAGTTTGTGGATGGTGCGCTGTGCCAGTTTGCTCTCCGTGTCGGTGGAAACATCGCCCATGGAGAAAGCCACCAAGGCATCGCAGAAATCTTCGCCGATGGCCGGGGCAATCACCTCCTCCTGGATATACTGAATGTCAGGGAGCATCTGTATGAACTTCTCCCGACTCTCATAGATATTCCAATAGATCTGCAATACAGTGGCCGATGGCACAAGCATCTCTGCGGCGAGATAGAAGAATCGAGACTTCCTCCAATGGTCTACGATGGCTACAAGGTCGGCATCCGGCTCTTCGGATGCGGCGGCATATTTCGTCCATTCCTCCAAGGACTGCAGCAACCTGTTCACAGCAGAGTGAGCCTCCTTCACGCACGTCTGCCTGAATGTTTTCACGGCGTCAAGATCCACCTTGCCGTAATCGTCAGCCGTAGGGATGTTCACACCAGCATTGTTGATGCTGATGATGTGCATACCGATGGCCCGCGACATGGCGTCGTAGGCTATGACACGCTGGCAAAGCAGCAACAGACGATTGTAGTAGCCGGTGGCCTGTGCCTCGATATACTCGATGTTGTCCGGATTGTTCTGATTGTACCAATCGCACAGTGCATCATAAAGCGGCGTGCCCAACTTTTCGAGCAGAAAGTCATGCTCGCTGTTGTCCAGCACACCCACAAAGGGGTCAATGCTGTCGATGGCATGTGCGGGGAAATAGAGTCTTAGCTCTTCTATGCTGGATAGTATCATGGCGGGTTGTTTTTATTCTGTTTCTGCGGCGGTTACGCCTGTCTTGCTGTTGTCGAGGGTTGTCATCACCTCACGTTTGATGGTCCACCGCAGATGCTTGCGGTCCCATTCGTTGTGGGCACTGATTACCTGCAGGGGGTAAAGGATGAGCTGCTGCGTGGGCGACATCTGAATCTGTTTCAGCAGGTAACGCTCGCGCAGGTCGGTGCCGCCGCTGCTGGTGGCATCGCCCGGCGTGTTGCCCACCAAACGGCTGTCGAGCGACATGGCAAAAAAGATGATGCTGGAGATTTCCTGCAATTCCTTCTGATTGGCATCCGCCGTGTTTTTGCTGTTGCTCTCAATCTCCACAATTTCCCAGGCATTGGTTGTGTTGCCGTTTCCGTCGCGGAACTTGAACGACACGAGCGGTTTACCCATGTTGTCCTTGTCCGAAAGGAACGTGTTGATTTCCGAGTACATCGCCTCGCGGAATTTCCGTTTCTTCTCGTCGGTATCAAGCGCCATCTGGTTATACATCTGCATCAGATAATCATTATGGATATATATGATGCGTCCGATGACATTACTGTTTTTCTTGGCCGTCGCCCTGTCCTCAATCATCGAATAGGCATACTCGTAGATACCACCGGCAAAGATGCTCCACCATGCCGGGATGGGGTAGTAAGGCCGCCCCGGTGTTGGGTACTGCGTGGGCAGCACGAAGCGCGTGGGACGTTTCCGACGGCTCACATTAGCGGTTCTGGCCTCACGCAAAATTCGTCGGAGGTCGGCAGTGGGAGCCTCTGGATTAAGGCACGGCAATGCGGCAATGTGGAAGTCCGTCGCCGCATGTTGCTCGGTGGTATCATACCATTGATTGGATATATATACATAATTTATACGGTTTTGTTCGTCCATCCTTTCCAAGCGGGTGGTGTGAGCCGGACGGTAGTGCAGTCCCACGGCCTTGGGTTGATAACGGGTGTTGCTTACCGCGCGACCCGTGGTGTCGTCGATGTAGGTGCGCTGCAGCTCTATTTCAGGGAAGCACATGCCCAGTAGAATCTGATCCGCGGCAAGGTGGAGATAAGTCTGCGTGAGGTTGTTGCGCTCCAGGAAGTCCTGTACTTCGGCATTGGTCTTTCCCCATTCCTCATAGTCGGCCTGCAGTTCGGTCAGTTGCTCCTCCAGTGCTTTTTTCAGGGGATTGGGGACGGGGGTAGAGGTTACGACGGGGAAGGGATTTTCGGCTGTGCCGTCTGCGACGGTCTGGCTATTGCTTTCCTCTTGCGCTATCTTTGCCAGCTGCCGTTGCACGTCGAGCATCAAGCCCTTGATGAGTGTGCCGGCACTCTCGTATGGAATATCCTTCTCCGTGATATTGCCGCCGACGTACTGTGTGTAATGATACATCGGGCGTGGGCCGAGACCCGTGACCAAATCAACGTTGAACTTGTGTCCGGCTGCCGTGTAGGGCAGGATTGACATCAGGAGCGAGACTACATTGGGTATCTGATTGCTGCCGCCCCACTGCATATAGCCGAGGCCAGGAGTGCCGATGCTGTCATCCGTCATCACCTCGCTGCCGCTGCTGGCAAACACAAGAGGTATGCGGTGCCGCGCCGCCTTGCCTACGGGGTCCTCGCCTGCATAGAGCTTGCTCTGTATGTAGTCGTTCATGCCACCGTCGACAGCCGGACTGCGGCGCGAGCCTCTGAGGTGAGCGGGACGTTCGATGGGGATGTAGCCTTCGGCGGCCAAACGCTGGTGCGCCTGTGCCGCTTCCTGTGGTGTCCTCACCGTGATATTTTTCTTCTTGCTCATATCTTTGCTGATTTTCTATTCAAAGATACTTCCGGCGAAGAATTTGTGCGGTACAAAGTCAGTGCGTGAGGATGCGCATACCGTCCACTTCGATGATGAGATAGTCGCGGAGCACACGTATCTCGCCGCTCGTCACAAAAAGGACCTTTCGCTGATGTCTGCGGAGATTCACCTTCAACGTCACCACCTCGCCCTGCTCCAGATAGCCTTCGCCCGTGACGTAGCGCACGAAGTAAGGTTTCTGCTTTTTCTCCAAGGCATCGGATGGGGGATTGTAGCCGGTAATGCGCAGCCCGGTGCCGGGGTCGCGCCACGTCCATTTCTCGGTCAGGTTGCGAAGTTGCTGAAAACTGATGGTGGGTTGTTGGGTAGGCATGATATTCTATCTATTGTCACCACTACCATCAATCACGTTGCGCTGCTGCCGGCTGGCCAACTTGCATAGGTTTTGCCGGGCAATGTCTTCAAGTTTCCATCCCATGACAGAGCAAAGGCCGGAAAGCTGCCAGAGTATGTCGCCCGCTTCCTTCTGCAATTCAGCCGGTATGCCGTTACCTGCTATGTATTCCAGCTGCATCTTCTCGTCGATGCACATGTTTCCCTTGCGGATGGCCTTGGCCACCTTGCCGGCGAACTCGCCCACCTCGCCAACGAGGTTGAGCATCATATATGAAAAGTTTTCACTCGTTGGCAAGCAAGTGTTCATTGCCGCCTCTTGATATTCATTCAGTGTCATGTTTTTTAATGTTTAGTGATAATGTCTATTCCTACATCTTTCCATCTTAAACCTTTCAACCATGACCAGAGGTTGATGCGTGGATGACCGTTCTCAAATGTCTTATCATAGTTCTCGACAAGCGTGTCCATGTATTCAATGATGACTTCGCCCACCTTCTCTTTCGAGCCATACCGCTCTGTCCATTCCGGCAGATGATCAACCACCACCTGCATATCTGACAACGTGAAGAAATATATATCGCCGAAGTCGGCCATGTCGATACACATGTCTTCGCCTACCCAATATTGCGGAGCGTAGTCAATCACGTTGCCCAGTTGGATGGCGTATTCATCGGCTATCGTTTTCAGCTGGTCATGCAAACTGTGTTTATCTTTTGTCATATATTTTAGGGTTTAGATTTTTTATCTCCCCGACGGAAGACACATCGCCGGCATACTGTTGCGGTAATGGCGCACGCCGATATAAAGTGTATCAAACGCATCGGTGCCGTCGGTGCGCAGTTCCTCTGGAACGGCACCCGGCGTGGCACGCTCCGAATCCACCATCAGTTTCTCGCCAGCCTTGTCCTTGCGTAGGTGTGTATTCTCACCAGCATACGACAGGCGTGTGCCGCAATTCTCCAAGGCCAGTATCAATGCCTCGTTGTTCTCGCGGTTGATGCGCAGACAGGGATATGAAAACTCGCTCATGCCCTCGCCGATGTCCTTATAACGCTGGTGGTGCGGCCACGTCTTCCCGATGGGGATGGCGTTCACCTCCCAGCCGCGCTTGCGCATCTCCTTGATGATGGTGTCTTTGATGTCATCCACATAGACCCCGGTAGGCTTGAAGAGAAACGTATGGTCATAGTAGAAATGCACCACATTACACTTCTTGCGGTGGGGTGCATAGTAGTCACTCCACTGCTTGATAAGATGCTGGAGCATCAGGCCGTCTTTGACAAACATGGACGAAAGCACATTCAGACACTCGCGCCCGTCGCGCTTATACATCTGCCCGGTCACAATCCAGTTAACAATCTTTCCCGCATCGAAAGCCACGTGCAACGGCTGGTCATCCACAACATCGCCGTCGAGCGTGCAGTCCTTCAGATTGCCGAGATAGCCGAAGTCGGGTGACTCGTACTCCATGCCGAAAGCCGTCCCGCCTGTAATGACGGAACCTTTCTTTACAGTGATTGACTGGTCGATGGCCGGGCAATCGTCTTCAATGTAACAATGTATGTCAGGATCAAAGGCATAATAAAATCCCTCGCCCGTCTTCGCCGGTTTCTGATTGAGGATGCTGACGAGGAAGACAAGTGGCGGCAAGTCGCGCTTCATCCGCTTGATGTAATCCTCGCCAAGAATGTCTATGTTGTCAAGACTACTGGCACGCACGAAATAGAAAGCCTGGCAGCGCAGTTGATTGATGTGTTCCTGATATTTCTTCGACCCGCGTATCATCATCATCTGGAAGTGCTGTTCCTTGGTGAGCAGATACTCGTGATTGAAAAGGAGTTCTGCCTGTTCGGGTGTGATCAGTTTATAGTTTACCAGATAATCGCACGTTGCCTTATTGATTTGCTTGCCCCAGTTGGGTAGAATATTATAAGGTCCTTCGTGCGCCATCACCTGCTGCGCCATCGTCTCGGTGGCGGTCTTTTCCTCGTCGCTCACCACAAGCACTCGGTGCCCGTCGCGCTTCGCGCCACGCAGCATTTCGTTAAAGAACATCACGTCATCGGCGTACTGGTCAAGTTCGGCCTGAATGTCACGGTAAGTCTTCCCTTCAAACGGTCCGCTGTCAATCGTCAGGTCGAGTTTCTTTTCCTCCTGCTCCAGCCAGTTGTTCTTTGATGACAATGAGGCATCCGAGCAAAAGAAAGTGGATTTATAA